GTTAGTTAGACCATCGAATAGCTTGTCAAAAGCCTTGGCGAAGTTTTGCGATATATTAGAAACGAAACTTAAGACCGAGCTAAATACGTTAGCTATGCCTTCAGCTAACTTAATGGGCAGATCTCTGAGCGTGTCAAAGATGTGGGCCACTTTGTTGAGAAGGTTAGGGACAAAGTCGAGAAGCCCTTGGATGGCGTCGGCCATCTTATCAGCCGCAGCTAGCATCGGCATGGCCACGCCTACATTCATTTCCTCAGTGATCATTGTCATTGGCTTTTGATCACTAGCAGCTTTATCTAAAATGTTTTTGTGGCTTCTAGCTTTTTCAAGTGCCTCTTTGTTGTTCAGAAAATCTTCATATTCAATCAGACCAGCATCGTAATAGTTCTCTAGGTCGTCTAGTTGCTTTCGCAAACTTATAGCGTTCGTTAATTCATAATCACCAGTCAGCTCTGCTATCTTTCCAAACTGTTGTAGTCTGGCCTCATATATTGCTGCTGCGTTTTCCTCTGCCAGTGCAGACGTCGCCTCTTTAACGTGTGCTTCCTGCTCAATGGTGAGCGTACCAAGATTGCGTAATTGATCGACCTGGAGTTTAAAAGCGTTGCTCCTTATCTCCGCTTCCTTCTCTGCCGCTTCCTCAATTTTTCCTGATCTCTTGAGTTGATTGAGAGCAGCAACATCCACAGTCTTGTCTAGCTCGGCTAGCTTCTCTCGCATTTTTAATTGCAGTTGGAGAGACTCAGCTTTTTTGCGTTCTATCTCGGCGCTCTCAGCAGTGGCAGCAGATACGCTAAGAGCCCGCCCAGCCTCCTTGACCACCTTTTCTTGTTCTGGTCCAAGGGTGCCAAGTTTTCTAGCTTGGGCCACCTGCGCGTTAAACGCTTCGAGACGAACAGCTGCCTCTGCTCTTATGGCTCCGATGGTGTCGCCGCTTCTTTTCATTTCTTCGATGCGTAGAGTTTTAGTCTGCTCGCCCATTTTCTTTAGATTGTCACGCATCAGTTTTTCAGACTCAAAACCAGCCTTGATAAATTCTTCGTAGCTAGTTGTAACAGCCTTTAAATCGTCGGCTGCTCCCACGCTGTCGACGTCAAAATCTCTGACCGCTTCTTGATAGGACTTTTTAGCTTCTTCAATCTTATAGGCAGCCTTGTCGTACTCGTCGCCAAGGATCTCGATAGACGACGCCTGAGCGTCGGTGACTGACGCTAATGAATTGCTGATGGCTTCAATGTTTTTTTGTTCGGTATACAAACTGTTGAACGACTTTGCAGCAGACTTAGCAGCTTCTGAGGCATCGGCTATTGACCCTGTAAGCTGGGCTATCTTGTCTCCTGATTTCGTAGTTTGCTTAGCAAGTGCCCCTTGGATGTCGCTTAGCTCCGCTAGCTTGGCATTCCACTTCCCTGGACCCGCCGAGTCTTCGCCAGCCATGACAGACCTGATATTAAAATAGGTCCTAAGAATAACCGCACCAAAATTCAAAAGACCGACTAGAGCAAACTTTGTGCCCTCTACTAGAATTTTAAATAGATTCAAGCCCGTTGTTTTTAGTGCATCGAATATGTCGATATTTTTAGCCACTGAGCTGGCCACTGAATTCATGCCATCAGAGACAGAAGCCAGCGACGACCCTATGATCGGGACTTCCTCCCGTAGCTCCTTGATCGCCGTGACGATTAGGGCAAGTGCCCCAAAGATCCCGACCGCGGCTATCACTATAGGATTACTAAGAACGCTCAAAGATAGCCGCGTTAGCACACCTATCAGCGACCAAAACGACGCGATCAAGTTAGGCAGGGTCGTCGTAAATAGTCCGACCATTGCCACGCGCAGAGCCGCAAAAGCGGTGCCTACCGATACAATACCCGCAGCAGACCCGCCCATCAGCACGACTAAGATTCTGGTCGATGCCATAAAGAGGCCCTGGGCCACGGTACTGGCTTTAAGCGCCGAGGCTAGACTGGCCAGGACGAAGACGACTGACCCAAGGACTTTAAGCCAGGTAGGGAAAATTTCTAGTAGGGCTTTGATCTCAGACCTAAACCTAGTCAAGACCTCATAGACTATGGTGACGGCTAGAACCAAGCCTAGAGACGTCGCAAACAGAGGGTTTCTTAGTAACTGCATAGTGAGTGCAGATACTCCGTTTCCGATCATCTTTAGCCCGTTGATCAGCATCCCACCAGCTTGGGCATAGATCGCTACAAAGCTAAGCCCAAGGTTCTTAAAAACGTCAGTAAGGTTGTGAACGTGGACGAACGTACCGCCGAGGCTTTTGTTCAAGACCGAGAAGAAGGACGTCACCCCACCTTGTACGGCGGAATTGTTCATCATCAAAGTTTGAAGGACCTTATACCCTTGGACCAAGGCGATTAAAGCCACAGAGTATTTTGTGATCGCACCCACGCCTAACAACAGCGCGCCTGAATAGGTCGAGGTATTGGTCATTGCGTTAATTAAGGTGGGCGGTATTGCTGCCAGAGTCTCGTGCATAAATATTTGGGCCTCAGCCATTTTGCGCTGAAAGCTAACGCCAGTTGTCCCGAGCTGGGTGTCAAAATCTTTTTGCAGTCCTGCGAGCCGCTTGAGCGTCTCTGCATAGGTTAGCTGTCCCTCTACTGCTCCTTCAATCAACGTCTTGCGCGTAGCCATCATGACGGATATAGAAGCCGCCGCTTTTTCGTTAGCGGTCATTTGCACTGTTGTCTTGCCAATCTCCCTGGCGTACTCCGATTGGTTTAATGTTTGCTCCGTTAGGTTGAAGCCCAGTTTTTCTATCTCGACACCATACCCGCCTAGAGCCGACGTGACGGCCCTAGTGACTTCAGACAATTCTATGCCGCCCTTAGTCATGTCGCTCATCAAGGACAACGTCTCTTTTTGATCGTCACCACTAAGATTATAAGTTGCTCCAAGCCTAGACACTTCGGTAGCTAGTTTAAGCAATTCGCCTCGGGACAATACGCTGCTTTCTCTTAGCTCGTCGATCTTTTCAGACCACTCACTAAAGGATAGCGTGTCGGTGTCTTCGCTTATTTTTTCCAACGACTTGAGTGTTCTTGATAGTTTTATATAAGAGTCGTTTGCCTCCTGAGCAGCAGGAAGTGACGAGTCAAAAGCAGTGAATAGTTTTTTGCCAAGACTGCTGACCGCCACACCTAGCCCGTAGGCGATAACGTCTAAGCCCAGTAGCCTTGCGCCAAAAAGCCCGGATAGGCTGAGGATCTCAGGCAGCATCAAGCCAAACTTAGAGAACGCTGCCGATAAACTTTTGAAGCCATTGTAGACGGTGCCGAATATGCCGTTTAGCTGTTTGAAGTCTTGATAGACACTGGCAGCGGCTGAGCCTATCGCCGAAAAAGTCTTGCTGGTGACTGTCTTGATTAAATTAAAGGCCGTCTGTAGGTTGACGACAGAGCTGGTGATCTTCATTAAATGACTGACGGCAGAAGGCGCAGCCGAGAAACTTGAAAACAAGTGGCTCACGGCGAGAGAAACTACTTGGAAGCCGTTAGCGACGAACTTCAAAGATCCAGAGATCCCGTCTACAAAGACGGCCTTAAACGCTGATTGCATCATCTTGCCCGAGCCGGATATGATCAGCATCAGGCCGTCAAAACTGTATTTCGTACTGCTAGTGACCACATCCCAGGCAGCAGAAAATATCCTTTGAATATCCTTAGCCGCTGCCTTAGCGCCATTGGTGATGGTGTCGAAGGTAGTCGACCCTTTTGGGATCATCATAACCAACGGCTTTTTGGCAAACTCTGCCAAAGCTGCGCCTGCTACCTTGGCAGAATCTGCCATGCCTACAAAATATTTTGCTACGCTTTTGTCGTTACTCATATTGGCAGTTGCAAATTTAAAAGACGCAACGGCTACGATCGAAACAGATATGGCTGTAGTGAATAAATCTACAGCCCTGATCAAAGTCTTGTAGGGTAAAACAAGGGCGTCTAATGAGTCTTCTAGCTTTTTTAACTTGTCGATCAGTTCTTTGGAGTCGGTCGTAATCTTGATCTTAAACTCATCGGAGTTGGTAACCGCCATGCCTTACCCTACCTTATAAACGCCTTGATGATCTGGCTAACAAAGGAGTGAACATCTTCCCATATCCTGACGTAGCTGCGTTGCTTCCAGCGATCAATAAAGGCAGGGAGTGCGGCACAAAACTCCTCGGACTGGTCCTGAAAAGTGCCCGGTTCTGGAAACACTCCGATCTCCATGGCTAGTCGGCATTCTATAAACAAGTCTTTAATGTCTTCGGACCAAGTCGCTTTGGCTGGGCAAAATGAATAAGATAAACTGCCATGGCCAATGGCCAATGGACTTTTCAAGTTATTATACCCTTGATCGGTGCATCGGCGCAGAGTGGCAACCTTTTTAGAGCAGTTGGAGCAGTCGAAACGCTTTAAGTCTTCAGGCGTCGCAAACCGCAGGTCGACCAGTGCCTCGATTAGTTTTTTGAGTCAGCAGCTTTTACGTTCTTATTAGTCAATACGGTGAAATAGCTGAATATCTCGGCGACGACCCCGTATTCCTCAAGGTCTGCAAGTAGGGAGTCGCTGACATACCCGTTGCCGTCTTTCTTGAAGACCAGGCGTTCTTCTGGCGTCAGGTACTCAGGATTTTGAATATCCTTTAAGCACAGCTTGGCGACCGTCATGGCCCACGATCCCAAGGTGATCGACGGGCTGCCATCTTCGCCAGTTTGCATCATAGAGTTTTTGATTAGCTTGGCTTGCTTTGCATCTAGCTTAAAGTTGCATACAAACACCGTGGCTTGCTTGCCATCGACGAAACTTAGTTTCGACTGGTCTAAGGTTTTTTTATACTCGTCAAGATCGCTAGCAGGATCGAGTGCATCATCATGGGCACAGATGACGCGTACTAGATTCAAAGGCATCGACTTACTAACTAGAATAGCCATGATAATTTCCTTTATAAAAACTTACTTTAATTAATCATCCGTTATTTCTACCACAAAATCAAAAGGACCCACCTCAGTTTCCTAAGATGGGTCACCATGGCAGTCGTCTAACCTAGCTAAAGGTAATCTTGATCGGGTCCTGAGCGCCTGGCGCAGACTGATAAAGCATACCTTCGAGCGTCACTGGAGTCGGGCCGTTTTGTGGCACGTCGATAGCGGGCACGGTGACGATCCACTTGACGCCCTCGATCGTCATCTTGCGAGCCGTCGATCCGTCGCCAAGGATCAGCTTCGGAGCAAACCCAGCAAAGGCCCGAGTCTGAATGACGGTCCCGAGCGTGTCGCCTGCCGACAAGTCAAACTTGACCGTTAGCTTGATCTCGGCTCTGTTGCCCGCGATGAAGCCGACGTTGGTGTCACGACCAAAACGGTCATCAAGGTCGTTGTGGTTGTTCTGGTAGCTGAGCGTTAGCTCAGTCACATCGACCGCAGCCGCACTGGTGTCAAACTGGAAGGACCCGTGCAAGTCGGTGTAGATGTCGTCGGTCCCAGTCTTCTGAACGGCGCCTGGATCAAACGGCACCACGAAGCCCAGGCTGCCCACGGTGACGGCAGACGATAGGGTCAGGGTGTCAGTGCCCAGGTTGATGCCCAGGATCGACAAGGTGCCGTCTGCGCCGGCTAGGATGGTGCGTCCGTCTGGAGCGACGATCGCTACTAGCGGGGCCGAGGCGACCGTCGTGCCGTCAGCTAGATACTGCGGGGCTGAGTACCTAGTAGCTTGGCCCGCTTGCAAGATGACACTGGCACTTGCCGACACTGCGCCGAGGATCTGGGCAATACCAGAGATCGAGGCTTGAGCAGCTTTGCCGGTATACTTGTTGGTCGCAGGACCGTTGCCTGGAAACTTCAGCTCCATGCCCTTGGTGTAGCTGCCCGTGTAATACTCGCCAAAGACGGTCGAGACTCTCACCAGCGACATGGTGAAGTTGGGCAGACCTTGGGTAAAGATGATGTTGGTGCCAGAGTTGACGACCTTGGTGCCAAGGACGTTTTCTAGTAGCAGCGCAATCGAGTTGTCGATCGACGCCCCGGCAGTGCCGCCCATGTTGACGTAGGTCTCAAAGTCGAATTCTGCGGTCTTCTTCTTTTTGACAATGCCCGAGTGAAAGCGGCCAGACCGATGCTGGTTACTCTCGACCGTCTGCATGAATTTTGGTCCACCAGTCGTCATTAGCAGGTAGTCGCTGTCGTCGGTGCCGACGGTCTCGACGCCTGCGTGAGTGGTGCCCAGCTTCAAGGCGGTGGCCACGTCATTGGTCGCGCCGTCGGTGATGACGACGCTAGACAGGGTGCCAGTCTCTTGATCGTAGATCTCATAGTGACTGTCGCCCGAGGCGAACAAGGTCCAGACCCGATGGTCGCTGCCGATGGCTTGTAGGGCCGTGTTAATGGCCGATTCTAGGGCCGCAGCCACCAGGGTGCCTGTGGTATTGCCTGCTGGCGTCAAGGTCACAGACAGGGCCGCAGCGCCCCGCAGAGCGATCTTGAGCGTGGGTGAGGTCAGAGCCGAAATGTCGGTGATTGCTGCGGCTGCTCCGACCGACTTGCCCTGGGTCCCGATCCGGGGCGGCAGGAAGCTGCGGGCTGTGGTCTCTTTGCGCAGGTAGAGGAAGCCTTCTAGCCCGGTGTTGAAACCTTGCTTGTCGCCGCCGTAAATCTGCGCGTAATCATTTTTAGAACGGTACTTGGTCATGGTCAAAACTCCTGGGTGTTAAAAGGCGTCGTGGTTAAATTAGGGCTTAAACTGAAGGACTGAATAGGTGTTGGCTGCGGCCTGGCCGACCACGCGAGTAGCCTTGAGCAGACCCGCCGTACACTGAAGGCACAAGTAGCACTTGCCCGGTCCAAGACGGATGCCGTCGGTGAGCGGGTCGGTTGCTTGGCCCACGGCTAGGTAGGTGCTAGCTCCAGGGACGCCGTCGTTGCAGATGCGCCAGCCTTGGACGTTGCCCGTCACGCTTGCGCCAGGGATCGCCAAGCCCGCAGTCGTGCCGACTGAAGCGTGGTAAGGGACTAGGGTTGAAAACCGCACGTTCGTGGCTGGTGCATCTTGAGCTGACGCCATGGCCGACAGGGTCAAGAGGACGATGGACAGTAGGACCTTTAAGAATTGCATCGGGTAAACCTTTATGGTGCGTGATCAGTTTGATCTCTGGTTTAAATCTCAGGTGCGGTTACTGCTGCTTGTACTGGATGACCGAGTAGCCGTTGGCGGCTGCTTGGCCCACGATCTTGACGGCCTTTAGCGTAGCAGGCAGGCAGTTGGGACAAGCGTAGCAAGCGCCAGGTGCTAGCTGGGTGCCGTCAGTCGTGGGGTCCGTGGCCTTGCCGACATAGAGGTAGGTCGACGTGTTGACGGCGTCGTTGCAGATCGACCAAGCCAGCAGGTTAGGAGACACCGAGGCAGAGGCGATGGCCACAGCCGCCGTGGTCCCGATGGTGGCATGGGTCTGGACGACGCTGCCGACGCGGGTGTTGGAAAAGAAGACTTGGGCCGAAGCAGCCTGAGCCAAGACAACGCTAAGAACTAGAGCCACTAAGCACTGACCTAAGAAACGCATAAAAAACTCCTTCGTATGTGTGAAGACACTTTTATAAATTTGTGTACCTTGCCCTGTAGTGTACCAAAAGCACCACGACCCATATACGGTGCCCGGTAAGCATTCCAAAGTCAGGCGTGATGCTCTCGATCTTTGGCTCGACTACGGATGGATGAAAGCGGTAGCTAGTGTTCTCGGTCGCCGTCGACGACCCGCCAAAGACCGCCTTGCCGATGTCGCTGACGGCGTCCCACATATCGCTGTCTGGGCACCACTCCCTGACGATCTCGACGTAGTAGGTGGCGATCATGTTGTTGAGCGAGTGTTGCGGCTCTACCTGGACGGGGCCTTGGTAGACGATCAAGCCCGGCATCTCGTGCGGGGCCATGTCGCCGCCCATCGGTTGATACTGCGCCGTGCCTAGCGGGTAGAAGACTTTCTTGATGTCGGTGACGTAGCCAGCAGCTTGCTTGATGGTGGCAAGTCTGGCGATCAGGGCTTGGGTCAAGTCAGAGCTAATCGACATGGGTTAGCCCCCGCTTTCGGCTAAGTATTTTTTGATATGTCCCGCCATACGCTTCATGGCTTCTTCAGCAGCTGGCATCATGTAGGGGCGGGGCTTGATGGTGACTTTTTTTCGTAACGTAAAAAGCGCCATGACCTGACCAGGAGACCCTGGGTTAGCGTTATAAGCTGCAATCAAGCGGCTAGTGTGAGGCTCCCAAAAGATCGAGAAGTGACTCGGATCATTCTTCTTGGCCGTCATAAACTCACGCGGGGTCATGCGTTTAAAACGACTGTCGACCTCGGAATTTTTAACCCACAGGTGATTGGCGTGAACCGGCGTGATGACCCCGCCTTTCTCCAAGATACGAGCATAGACCAGGCGCGAAGCAATGAAGCCTTCTTTCGTAGCCGCGTCGTAGCCTTGATAGATCGAGTTGGTGAGTTGACCCGTCCTGACGTAGCCTGGCGTGTTGTTGAAGTATGCCTTGGCATTCCTGACCGCGAAGTCGTGGGCCTCCATGGTGGTCTGCATGACGGCCTTGGCCGTAGCCTTCTCGACGCCGTCAGACATGTCTCTGATCAAGGCGACAAGGGCCGACATCGGCAAGGATTGGGTCAAGGTGGCCATCAGTAGTTCCTCGTCGCCATGGCTTGACCCGCAGGCCATTCAAAGTCGCGGTGGCTTTCTAGTAGACCGACGGCGTCCTTGGGTAGCCCGCTGTCCAAGTCCCAGGCCCCGCCAAAGTTTTCTTGCTCGCTGGTCCCAGATCCCACGCCCTTGGAGCGACTGGTGAGGCCGATGGTCTTCTTTGAGACCCGCAGATACATGGCCTCGACCGCGATCAGGGTCGCCTGGATGACGTCATCAGGGACGGCTGCGTAGCCGCCATGGTAGGCCACGGCCACGCTGCCACGACCCTGCGGCGTATACTGGTAGCGCAGGACGATGCCCGATGGCTGCACGTCGTACTGATCAGGGTCAAGGGCTTGGCCCGTGGGTGTGCTGAGTTGGTCGTAGAATAGCTGGACCATCTCGACGGAGATCAAGGGCAGGTAGTTTGGAATGATGATGTCGTAGCGCCCGCCGTCGATGACCTCTGGAGCTGCTGCTAAGATGATGTGGGTGGCAAAGTCGGTGCCACAGATCTGAGCGATCTTGGCCGAGACCCCGTTAAGGATCAAGGTCAAGCGGGCGTCCTGGCTGGTGTCGGCAAGCGGGATGCCGATCCAATCCTTGCAGGTACTCAAAGTCGTAAGAGGGGCGACTGTCGGCATGATTCGCTACCTTCCTTTTGACTTAAAGTGACTCTGCAAGCTGGGCAGCCTCAAGACTGGTGGCGGCTGTCTTCGCAGCCTTGACCTTCCCCTCGGCCTGACGTCCCTTTAGCTTTAACTTTTTGTCGCCCGCAGCCCGCTCAGGCGTCGACGCATCCGGCTGAGCAAGCAGGTATTTTGCCCCTTCTGGCCAGTCTCTAACGTCCTTGATCTCGCCGTCTTCGATCAGGTTCTCGGGATACTTGGCCAGCAGGTCCAAGGCTAGCTTGGGCAAGGCGTGGAGGCAGTCGCCTTCCTTGACCTTAGTCATGCCGCATTCGGTGATGATCATGTAGCCTTTGATACAGGTGCCCTTTAGTGTCATGACGATCATGGTGTTTTCCTTCTTAAAGTAAAAGGCCCCGACTGGTTCGCAGCCGAGGCCTCTCAAAGAGTGAAGCAGCCGCTAGGACTGGCCCGGCAAGCAGGCTTTGCTCATTAGCCAGCGGTCTCGATGTTGTAGGCCATGGCGACCGACAATTCTTTGGACGTCTGTGGATTGCCAGCAAAGGCGTGGCGTACCTTGGACGTCATAAGCATCTGGTCGCTGTTGGGTAGGCTTGGAGCAGCCCACACGCGAGCAGCAGCCCGGACGTAGTTTTGGAAGCGAGACTTCTTGACCAAGATCAAGTTGGTCTTCGTCGACGAAGCAGCATAGACGCCAGAAGCGTTTAGGTCTTCGCGTACGAACCGGCTTTCCACACCTTTGACGCCAAAGACAGGAGGCACTTGGCCGCTGACGTTGGAGGCTTGGCCGCCGTAGGCGAACGCTGTGAATAGTTCAGGGATGGCACCGCTGACCAAGTCTAGGCCCAGCTTAGGACCGTAGATAAAGATCAGGTCGTCTTTCTCTGATGCAAACTGGCCCATCGACTTCATGATGTTGCGCCAGAGGTTCTTGTTCGGGCTGTCGCCACCGTGGTCAACGGCCACGCCATTGGCAGAGTTGGCAAATGCCAGTTTCCGCAGACCGTTGAAGGCTTTGGAAAAGTGCTTGGATACGGCCGCGATGTCGGAGTCCATGTGGCCCGACCCACGACCGCTGCCGCTGTCGGTGACGTCACCATTCAGAAGTGCCCGCTCGTAGGCGCGAACCGATCCCATCATGACTTCCTTGCGAAGTTTGTTGATGATGGCGGGGGCTGAGTCTTGCAGCAGGTCTTCAGTGATCTTGGCGTGAACGACGTTGTTACGGCTATAGACCGTAAACTGCGTCGAGGTGTTGGCCTGCTCGTCGAAGTAGTTGCCGTCGCCTTCTTCTTTGCCTTCGAGAAGACCTAGGGCGCCTTCGACTTGGACCGTAGCCGAGTCCATCGGCTGTTGGTCAAACTCGCTAGCGAGCAGGTAGGGCAGCTCGTATTCTTCAAAGTAGAAGCGAGCATTGATCACGGGAATCCACGTCGAAAAGTCCGTGACGTTGTAGGCTTTGAGCAGCGGCGCCAAACGGTACTTAAACTCGGGCGTGTCCATGACCTGCTGAGCCGACGGGTGCGCCGTCTTGTAGGTGATCTGGGCTTGAATCTCACAGTTGGAGATCATCTTTTTTAGTTCAAAAAGACGCAGGCGAACGTCGTCAGCCATGAAGCGGGTTTGGGACTTAGAGCCAAAGTTAATGGGACGGCTCTTGAACTCCGCGTCGGTTGAGTCCTTATGACCGAACATGTCGCCAGGGGTCTTGCAGCCCATGGTTTTGAGAAGTTCAAGGTCGCCTTCAAAGACAGGCTTGCCGATGACGGCTGGCGCTTGGCCACCCTTGATGATGTCGTAGATGCCTTGGGTAGCTTTGTCGACCGTGTCCATAAATTCCCCTTTAAGTTAGTGAACGGCCAACGCGGGCCGGGCGTCGAAACAAGATGATGAAACTACAAAGCGCCTTTAGATTTTAGCGCCGTGACCGTTGCCGTAAGGGCATCGGTCAAAGACTTGATGCCCGCTTCCAGTAGGTCGAGGCGAGCAGATAGGGCCTTGGCTGCGTCGTCGGCGTCAGGCTCGACAGGGTCAGCAGCAGCAGCAGGTCCTTTGATGGTGTCGACCTTACCGTGTAGCGCGTCGACCTTAGTGTGCAAGTCGGCGATACCCTGACACGCCTTGGCGCAGGCTTCACCGATGGCTTTGAGCATAGGGCCCGCAGCTCCCGGTGGCTCGTCGCCGCTAGCTGGGTCAGCAGCAGGGGCATCTTTAGTTGGCTTAGTCGACATGGATAGTTCCTTCATGGCAAAGATTGAATCAGAGTTGCACGGCACCGAGACGACGCTGATCTCCAGCAGCTCCCAGCGCGTATAGACTGCGGCCTTGAGTAGCTCGCCCGAATCGTCGTACTCAGCACTTTGGTATTCAAGCGGGATAAAGCCCACCGACACCGTCTGCAAGATGCCTTGAGCGACGAGGCTTCTAACCTTGTCTTGGTCCTCGGTCAGTGGGGCCAGGTCAGGGCGTCCAATGTCGGCGGCAAAGTGCAAGCCGTCTTCTTTAATCTCGACTGACGTCGCTGACCCGATCGGGCGGCTGTAGTCGTGGTTATAGAGGATCTGCGGGTTCTTTAGATAGTTGACCAAAACCGCACCGCGAGGATCTAACACCTCATTGACTCTGTCGACGATGTTGGCGTTGGCGATCCCGGTTATTTGCAGCGGTTTTTTTGCATCTAGCTTTGGCCCAGGCTCACCCGTCTGGGGGTCGACCGTATCGCCGACGACCTTGATATGGGCGCGAAGTAGTCGCCATTTTATGGACTCGTCTGGCGACGTCTGTGCGGGCACTGCCCGACTGGGTGCGGTTGCTTGGGTAGCCAAGGGTGATCTCTTTATTGTTGTTCAGCCTCAAGGATAGCAGAGGCGTTAGAACCGGCGCTAGAGGGCACACTATTTACCAAAGAGCAGCGGCAGTTGATGACCTCGGCTGCGTCACCGCCGTAGTCTCTTGGCACCAAAAGACCCGGCGCATATTCTTCGTCGACGTCGATAGCTCCGCGTTGTTCAAAGAGTAGGTGCGAGTCTCTGACCTTGCCGTCTTCAAGCGAGACCCACGACTTGTCGACCTTGGTAAAGACTTCCTTAAGGTCTTCTTGGTGAGACTTGATGCCTGCTGACAGAGCCGACAGGGTCTCGGTCCTGGCGATCGTAAACGCCTGGTCCTTGTAGTTCTCGCCGTAGGTCTGGCGAATGAATGCGGCGATCTCGGCCAGCGTCTTTCCGTCGTTAAAGCCTGCTTCGACGATCGACATGATCTGGGTCGTCCTGGTCTCATTAAACCCGTAGAAGCGTTCGATGGCTCCAGCCCTGACCTTACCGTCGCGGTCCTTCTTGCCCCTGGCCTCTAAGACGTCGATGGCCTGAGCGTCGGTATCAGTGAAGCGGTAGCTGC